GCGATGTGTCGGGTTCATTACCGGAGGGTTCCAGAAGCAATGCCTCCTGCGGGGGACTACCCTGCACAAGCGGAGTATTGGAAGGAGTACTACAACACTCCCCTGGGTGCAGGGACGGCAGAGGAGTACATCGAAAACTGGGAGAACGCACATGGACATTAAACTCAACAACCCCATCGAGCTGCTCTCACTGTGCTTGCTGGGCATCGGGTTCTCGGTGATGTACACGAAGACACCCGACGGACGACATATTGACTTTGAAGTCAATTTTATCGTGTGGGAATGGAACAAGACGTGGGTCCTCGGAGGTGATCATGGCTAAGAAGGGTTTGCTCGATACACTCAAGGGAATCGTTGGCGTTGTTGCACCGACCCTAGCAACTGCTTTGGGGAGCCCTATTGCGGGGGGTGCTATGAAGATGATTCTTGGAGCGCTAGGTGTGACCACTGAGCGTGACGCCGTTGATGTGCTCCAGAACAATCCGGATGCCTTAGTCAAGCTGAAGACCGCTGAGATGCAGTATGAGAAGGACATGGCTGAGCTGGGAGTCGATGTCTACAAGCTTGACGTAGAGGATCGAGGGAGCGCTCGAACAATGGCTAAGACCATGGGCATCTGGCCGCAGGTCGCACTGTCCGTGCTCTTCATCGGTGGCTACTTCTGGCTGTTGTACATGTTCTTCACGGGTGACTTCTTCACCACCTTGGACGATTGGGCCAAGGGCCAACTGAGCATCTTGATTGGTGTGATCACTGCCTCGATGGTTCAGATCATGAATTTCTGGTTCGGCTCCTCTAAGGGGTCGAAAGACAAGACCGATAAATTAGGAGCCGCCACATGAGTGAGTTATCAGACACCATCAACAACTTCAGCACCATGCTCAACAACCCCGCCCTGAGTGGGGGGAGCAGTGTCAATTTCAAGGATGCCTCCGAGTTGCTAGGCATCTTAGGTGCGCTAGTGGACCGAGGTGAAACCCCCACCTATTTTGCAGACCTCATTCAGTCGCTGGCAGATGGCGGGCGCAAGCCAACCCGTGCCGAGTGGGCAGCGCTGCGAGGAGAGGCACAGGTCGTAGAGGAGGAGCCCGTTGAAGAAGAACCCACCACCGAGAGCGAGCCGGAAACGGAGCCGGAACAGGTATCTGCGGCTGGAGAAGCAGGGACGACAGTCGAGGCAAAACCCGACACCGGATCAGAACCACAGGGATAAGTAGATGGCCGAGGTACTGACTTTCAACTCGCTCCAGACGGACATGCGTACCTACCTGGAACGGGGGACGGCTGTGGACCCCACGGTGTTTGACCAGCTGCCTCGATTGATCAACCTGGCTGAGCGACAGCTTGCGAACTCATTGAAGATCTTAGGCTTCGTGAAGGTCGTGACGGATACGATGACCGTAGGTCAGTCAGTGATCCCCAAGCCTGACCGGTGGCGCGCTACGATCTCGATCAACTTCGGGGTTGGGGCTACACAGATACGTACCCCTTTGTTCGCACGGTCCTATGAGTACGTGAGGCGTTACTGGCCTGACGAGGACCTGATGGATCAGCCGAAGTTCTATGCGGACTACGACTACTTCAATTGGTTGATAGCACCTTCAGCGGACTTCGCGTATCCGTTCGAGGTGAGTCTTTGGGAGTTGCCTCCGTTGTTGGATAATTCCAACCAGACAAACTGGACAACGGACTTTGCGCCCAATGCTCTGTTGCATGGTTGTCTCCTGCAGGCAACTCCGTTCCTTAAGAATGATGAGCGGATTCAAGTCTGGCAGGGTATCTACGATCGCGACGTTGCGATCCTTGAGCAGCAGGACATCAAACGAATCATCGATCGGCAAGTTACAAGGGAGGGTGTCTGATGGCATTCACTGATGTCTTTGGCGGCGAACTGATCTTCCCGTCGCAACTCAGTTACAACCAGATCACTTTCTCTGTCGATATCACATTGCAGTGGAGCAGGGAGCAGCAAGTTGGTGGTGTGAATGTGGTCTCTGACTTCATGGACATGGAGGCCACGGTAGGTTCGCTCAATGTGGATATGCCCTCCGCCTCTCAGACGGGGGAGGGGAACAAGGCTACGTTCAACAACATTGGTTCGAACTCGTACACGGTGCGCGACAATGTAGGGGGGACGATCCAGTCAGTTGCACCAGGTGAGCAGTGGGTCATCGTCCTGACAGACAACACCACAGTGGCGGGGACATGGACAACCTTCCAGCTGGGCGCATCAGTTTCAGTTGCTTCTGCATCCGCACTGGCAGGTGCTGGACTGAAGGCTGTCTCGACTACGCTGAACCAGAAGATCGACTCCGATGTTGAAGCGGGAACACCCTTTACTGTGATCGATGGTGATCGTGCGAAGTGCTTGATCTATACCGCTGGTGCAGGGACGTGCAATCTCACTGCCGCTGCGACGTTGGGGAATGACTGGTGGTTCATGTTGCGGAACTCCGGTTCGGGAACACTCAATGTACTGCCCGCTGCGGGGCTGATCGATGGTGTGGCGAGCATCAACCTCGACCCTGAGGTCTCGACATTCATCTTCACGGATGGGACGAACTTCTTTACCGTCGGACTGAGCACAGGGTCCATCATTGCGTTCGACTTCGTTTCGGTTGCCATCCCAGGTTCAGGTGATTTCGTCCTCTCGGGAGCGAACCTCAATCGAATCTCTTACCGCTTTACGGGGGTACTCACAGGTAATCGGACGGTCGTCGTTCCGACCACTACGCAGCAGTACTGGGTGGACAATCAGACGAGTGGTGCATTCACTCTGGAGATTGCTACTGCTGGGCAGGGGTCGCCTCCTCAAGTAGAGCAGGGGGATACGGTCATCTTCTACTGCGACTCCACTAATGTGGTCAACGCAGTGTCCGCTACCAGCATATCCTTCCCGGTTCTGATCTCTCAAGGAGGAACAGGAGCTACCACACTTGGTGGTGCGCAGACCAATCTTGAAATCACCCCTGATACACGGGATTTGACCGCAGGGTCGGGCATGACCGGCGGGGGGGATCTTTCCGCAGACAGGACCTTCAATGTCATTGGGGGGACAGGCATTACGGCCAACGCTGATGACATTGAATTGGACGCAGCGAATGAGATGAACGTCGCTCACTCAGGCGTAAACATCACAGCGGGTGCGGGCCTGACGGGTGGCGGTACGATCGAGGCAACTCGAACTCTTGATGTTGGCGCGGGCACAGGAATAACAGTCAACGCAGATGATGTCGCACTGGATACCTCAAACACACGGAACGTCGATCACGCAGCGGTTACGTTTACGGCAGGTGTTGGCTTGTCGGGTGGAGGCACTCTCGCAGCTAACCGTACGTTCAACCTTGATATCGAGGGTATGGCAGCTCTCGATGGGAAGGTCGCAGCTGCGGATGATTGGGTGATCAATGACGGCACGGCGGTCAAGAAGATGGCGCAGCAAGATCTGAACATTCCTGCCACCGATGATTCCAACGCTCACACCTTCTTGGATGCTGACTTTAATGCAGTCAGGTACTACACCGGAGCAGGTGGCCATACCTGGACGATAGGATCGGGCACTGGCCAGGACGACAGTGGCATCTTGATCGTCAACAGTGGGTCGGCCAAGGTAACCATTGCCGGTTCCGGGGTAACGGTCAACTCTGCAAGCGGGGACCTCGCTGTCTCCTCGGGCGGCATGGCCGTTCTGTGGCGGGAGACCAGCACGGTCTACTTCCTCAGCGGGGATCTGGAATCGTAATGAACAACCTCGCTATCTTACGTTCGGTCGTTGGCGGTCTAAATACTGGGGGCATTCAGTTAATAGCTCACGAAGTGGAGATGACGGGGGTCACAGTAGTTGCCGCCTACAGACTTGAGGCTGATGGCCATGCCCTCGGTGCAGGGTTTGGTTCTCTTGTAGTCACACCTACTTTTTCCGCTGGAGAATGGCATGAGGATGAGCCTGGCACTACCGGAGCCGACTTTGAGGTACGTGCGGAGCAAGTTTCAGGGGATGCGATGAGTGGAAATTCTTTGGATACTTGGCACCGGCTAGATGTTGAAAGGAATTTCAATATGCTGAACGCAGATGCTGGGACGACTAAAACTGGAACCTTTACTTTGAGATTCAGGAATTTTGGCGGGAGCATTATATTGAAATCAATCCCAGGGAATATCGTGACAGCGATTCGTACAGTATGACAACACAACCTGTCCTAATCGCATCCAAGGGTGGCATCAAACGCGATGGCACTCGGTTCGAGGGGAACAATTATGTCGACGGACGCTGGTGTCGTTTCCAGCGGGGCAAGCCGAGGAAGATAGGCGGCTATCAGCAAGTCACGGATACGATTCCTGAGATCACTCGAGGCATGGCTAGCTTCTCGGCTGACGGGGTGCAGTATCTCCATCTGGGGCACCCCAACACATTGGGTCAGTACCAGGTAGCTTCGGGAACACTCAATGCATTCAACGATCGTACGCCAGCTGCGTTCAACGCAGGTGTAGACAGCTTGTGGCAGTTCTCTGTGTTCTCCGACGTCTCAGGAGGTGGGGACCATCTGCTCGTAGCTCACTCCGCACCCAATCTGGAGAACATCGACAACTCTGTTACGCGCCCCATCTACGCAGGGGTGGTTACAGACACAGCTATTCTTGATGTATCAACGGTCGGGATGGCAGATGTGAGTGGGGGTATCGTTGCAGTGGGGGTCTACCTGTTCACTTACAGCAGTGATGGGCTCATCGAGTACTCCCTCCCCAACAATCTTTCAACGCCTGATGTGAATACGGCCAACATCACGAATCAGAAGATTGTCTTTGGCATTCCCATTCGAGGTGCGGGCAACGGACCTGCTGCATTGTTCTGGTCACTGAACTCATTGATCCGTGCCACGTTCAGACCTGCGGGATCACCTGATTTCAACTTCGACACGCTCTCAACTGAGATCTCTGTTCTATCCTCACAAGCGATTGTTGAGTACGACGGGATCTACTACTGGCCTGGAGTGGACCGTTGGCAGGTGTTCAATGGTGTAGTCCGTGAGGTGCCGAACGACATCAATCAGAACTTCTTCTTCGACAACCTGAACTTCACCCAGCGCCAGAAAGTGTTCGGCTTCAAGGTGCCTCGCTTCGGTGAGATCTGGTGGTGCTACCCAAGAGGATCAGCCTTGGAATGCACACACGCAATCATCCTCAATGTGCGTGAGGGCTCATGGTACGACACACCGCTACCAGACTCGAACGACACAGATCAGGGGCGAACCGCTGGGGTGTTTGCCGACGTCTATCAGAAGCCCTTCATGGTCGACAATGAAGTCACGGCGAATGGCCGCACCATCTGGCAGCACGAGACCACCAAGGACAAAGTGCGATCCGGTCAGATCAGTGCGGTCCAGTCATTCTTTGAGACCCACGAGTTGTCAATGCTGGAAGAAGGTCAGAGTGCTCAGTCGATCAGGGTTGCTCGTATCGAACCAGACTTCGTGCAGGTAGGCGACATGACCCTGACGGTGAGGGGGCGTATGAATACGAAGGCTCCCCAGGTAACCGAGTCTCCTAGAACATTTGTGGCCGAGCCCACAGAAGGTACGGATGAGACGATTAAACTGCAGTCAATCCAACGGTTGATGAGTTTCAAGTGGGAGTCGAATACAGGGGCAGGTGACTATGAGTACGGTGATACCTACGCACACATCGAGCCAGCGGATGGGAGGGTTGAATCATGATCATCAACCCGAAAGGCTTTGGAGATGATGTCATCTCCTGGACGGACCAGATGACTTTTCTGGTGGGGGAAGAAGCGCCCAACTGCATACGGTTAGATGATCCAGAGAAGTGGCGCGACTGGGCTATGTGCATCGTTGGATCACAAGATGTGATCGGGCAAGACAGCCCTGATCCCCATGCTTTTGCCACATGGCAGGAGTGGGCAGAACGGTTATTTCTAACACAGGATTTTTCGGGGTAAGGCAATGGCGGCACTTTCAGAATCAGAGTTGCATGAATTGGAGCGCCTCAGTCAGAAAAGGATGGTGCGTGAAAATCAACCACACCCTCGAGATGTACGTAAAGCGATGGCGGCAAATAAAGGTCTCCAGCGTAAGGGACCCCCGCAGAAGAGTGGCGGCTTCCGTACATATGATCCAACCACTGGACGTTCTGGTGGTGTACCTCGTGGGTCTATTGGCGGTGCTGGAGGACCCTCAGGTAAGGACAAGGCTACTCCCCTGGGCGGCTTCCGCCGGATGAGTAACGAAGGGGGACCCCCTCAAGGAGGTCTCAGCGCCATGCTCGCACAGCAAGGTGCCGACAAAAGTCTCCTCAAAATGGTGCACGAGGTTGAGTCCATGCCTGGGGGT